CCCTCACCCAGCCAGGCGCAAATCCCGGCAAAAACAACCATATTCGCCGTTTAAAGGCACATAAACGCCAAGCAAACCACCCTCTAGAGTTGACAGTTCCTCCTCCTCCCGCTAAACTCGTCTTCGAGCACAAAAAGTGCCCATCAGAACCAAAGTCCAGAGGAGGACTGCACATGAAAACACTCAGGTACACGGAAAACGAGTACGTGGAGGCCACTAAAAACATTTGGCGCAAGCTCCCAGATGAATTCAAGGCCTTCAACCTACCCAGAGACGAAGAAGGCTACATCATTGGCGGAGTCGTCGACGATGATTCCATCGTTGAACCAGGAGCAGTCATCGTTGGGTCAAACATCAAAGGCGGCACCCTGATTGAGGAAGGCGCCATTGTCATTGGCTCCACCGTCAACGCAGGCTACGTCGGCGTAGAATCCTTCATCCTAAGTTCGGAACTCGAATATTCAACTGTCTACCAGGAAACCAAGGTTGAAAACAGTTGGCTGTGCAAGTCCACTGTGGACCGCTACATCCCCGTCATAGGCTCCGTGTTGGAGAAAACACTCGTGACCGGCGCAACCTCACGCATCAGTCGGTCTTTCCTGTCGGGATGCGACCTGCACCGAACCCGCCTAGACAAAACCCTGGCCGCGAACACGCGGATCGGTTCCCTGCAACAGCCGGACGAAAACTTCGCTGTTTTCACTAACTGCGTCATGGCGTACGCCACCATCACCTGCATGGATGATGAAGCTCGCCACATTCAAGGCGCATACCGAGCCCTCATAACTCCGAAGACGCCAGTCCGCGCAGCGGATATCGGCCCGGACTCCACCTTAACGTTCTTCAACAGGCTGGACGGCTCAGCGGCCATCGACTTCGCTTATGCACGCAACCCCCTACCCCTGCACACCACAGCGGAAGCCATCGAACAGTTTGGAACACTCAGCTGGGGTCGTAGTTTCGTTGAACAACAGTATGAGCTCATCAACGAGGCAACGAACGGCCTGGCCCAGGAAATCCCCGGCACACTCATTGACATTGATGGCGTCACCACCGCTATCGAACTCCTCGACGAAATGAAAGAAGCATTCCAATGATCCTCCTAACCATTGTCTCCTACCTGGATGTCTTAGCGCACGCCGTCATCCAGTACATTCCGGCCTTGCATCCGACCGGCGCACCCTTGTCCTCATTCCCGTTGCACGAAATGATCGCGGGTAAGCCGGACACCGTCGTGCCGCCGCTGAATCCGTAACCTCCCATCTCCATACAGTCGGGGCCCAACCGGCCCCGATAGACTAGAAGCATGAGTAGAAGACCCCCTCCACGCCGACCTCCGAAGTTTTCTTTAGCCACCCCAGAGGAGTTGTTTTTCGGGCACAGCCCCGACATTGACTTGTTTGTCGGCGACAAGGCCGATAAGATAGACATTAAGAAAACCAAGCGGTTGTTAAACAACGCTAAAGAGACCTTCTGAGGAGGAGGAATGGAAACAACAGCCAAGGCCGAAGACCTCGGCATCCGCCAGGGTGAGCGAGTCATTTTCGTCAGTAAGACAGGCCGACCACACGAGTGCACCGTCATCGCCGTCGACGACAACAATCACCGTATTGCGCTCACTGGCCCCGACAACCAGACAATGTGGTACGGCTCACAAGCATTACCAGCCCTCAAAAATCTCAAGGGCGCCACCGTCGGCCATCTGGTGACCAAGGAGCTGTGCGCCGCCACCGACGCGGATTTTAAACGCCTGGCCGACAAGACCGGCGGCTATCTGCTCGACACCCTTATTGCTTTCGACAACCAGCACGGGGGTTTCGACATCAGCCATGAACAACTAAAGCAGCTGCGCGTAAAATTCCATGCGTATGCTTCCCTGATGTCGATGCGTCACCGCTGCCGTAGCATTAGTGCCGTAACCAAACCAAGCCCCTGCGCTATCTGACAAGCTCAAACCAACTCAAACCCTAGAAAGAGGACCAATGAGTATATTCTTCGACCGGGAAACCGCCGGTAAACTGGCACAGGCACGCTGGGACGCGGGTTTCCCCGAAACCCTGCCACCAGGCCAGCACGCTCCGCGTAAACTCGTGGACGACATCATCCAAAACGGCTCCGTAACAATGGAGGTGTCCGTCCGCCTCAAAGACATTGAAATGCCGTACAACGATCTCCGCGCCGCCATTGAGGCCGCGCTGGTCGGCCCGTACCTGGAGTTCACGGACCCCAACACACCCGCGGACGACTGTACCCGCCCCGCTGAAATCAGCGCCGACAGCCTGCGCAAAGCTCTGGAGCTGGATCGCGTCAAATTCGACATGCTGTCGGAGATACAAGACATCCGCTCGTTGCAGAAACAAGCCACAACCCAGAACGCCCTACAATATGTGGCGGACCGCACCCAGGCACTGAACAAGAAAATCGAGAAAGCAGGTTTAAGCTATGACTCACCGTCTTAACTCAGCACAACAGCACCCCGGCCGTTTTAAAGGCCACGGCTACCAGCCGCGTCACGCCGACCCAACCTCCACCCCCGCCAAAACAACCAAAATCGGCCACGCCGTCACCAAAATGGGTGCCGCAGCCGCCGCAGTGTTGGCCTTGGCCGGGGGCGCCGCAAACACCGACACCCCCGTAGAGCCTCAAACCAAAACCCAAGACGTCAAACTCGAAGACGGCTCCGAAGTAACCTGCGTCCTGTTCGACGAGTTCGACAGTACCTCGGAGTCCAGTTTCGACCCGAACAAGTTCCAGCTGCAGGCCGTGGACTGCGACTGGGCTCACCGCCGGGCCGGGGTCCATGCCAAACCGGACACTAAAGACCTCCCACGTGAAATCCCGACCATCACCCTCACCCCTGAACCGAACGAAGATGCGTGATGTTCGACCAATATCAGGACAGCTATGACAAAGAGCTCGGCTACGAAGAGCTGAGCGCGAAAACGCTAAAAGAGCTTCTGTTTGGTCGCCGCATTGTTGATGTTCGACCGGGTGAAAAGAACTACTTCGGCGGCTTGGATATCTCCGCTCTCGTCCTGGACGACGGAACCACCGTCTATGTCGTCCCCAACGAAGGCTGTGGCGGGTGTGTGACTGGCAACGGGTGGATTGAGAAGATCGCTACCACCAACAACGCAATCACTGACGTCCGCTGGGTCACCGACAACTACCACTCAAACCCGGACATCGGCGACTGCAATGAAAGAGTGCAGATTTTCGTCTACACCGAATCCAGCACCGAAGCCAAGGAAGTCCTCACCCTTGCAGGCTACGAGGATAACGGCTTCTACGGCTATGGTTTCGAGCTTTACCTCGTTGGTGTTGAAACCGAGGCTAAGAACAAGGAGGAGCGGTGGGACTACCTGAAATAGCCGACGTCATCAAGGTAGCCTTGTTCATTGTCCTTCTTGAAGCCGTTTTCCAAATCGCCGTCCATCTAAAGTAACCATA